AAGGATGGCCGCATTGATGGGCCACCCTCACACATGGAAGAGGTACCGCTCAAGGCACGCGGCGAGGCCACGAGCTCACGCAGTGGCACCAAATCAACTACCAGCGACACTATCAGTCGAGCCGAGCATGAGCAGGCGCTGCGGGATATGCAGGCCCGCCATGAGGCCGAGATACAGGAGTTGCGCAGCCAGGTCGAGGCGCTCAAAGCGGGCCGCACGGGCACAGGCACACGCGCACCAACACCGACAGAGCAACTCCGCGCAAATCAATCTTCCATTGCTGATAAAGTGGTTGCTAATAGGGGCGCTGAGGCTCGCGTGAATTCGTACAACTTCCTTGATGATCGCAGTATAAGCGCGATGCATCGCGCTTTTGGCTCTGATCAACTCAAAGATGTGCTTTATGGGAATTCTCGTGCAGCTCTTCGGGCCAAGGCGCAAGAGATGGGCGTTTGGCGATCAGGAATGAGTCATGAAGACGCCGCCCGTGCTGTGGCAGATGCGTGGGTGGCAAAAGAAGGGCACATTGATGGACCAGCCTCGCACATGGATGAAGTGTTGCATGGTGGGCGAAGTGGTGCCAAGGGTGAGGATGAGACGACGACGAAGGGTGCAGGCGAGCGACAGCCACGAGCAGAACGGCAGGCGCAGAAGAAATCTGATTTACGGCCATCATATCAAGTGCCGATCCAGGGTGATGCGTCCAAAACAGGCAACCATAATTACATGGATCCTTTTGCATCACTCAATCTACGCCTGCAACATCTCACATATGGCACATCCAAAATACGCCCATCGCTGGAAACTGAGACACATACTCGTCTCAAAGCGGCGGCACGCAACTGGTCGCGAAATCATCCTGAAGATGGTCAACCCAGAAGCTATAGTAAGAAATCTGACCTAGTAGATTACCTTGCACGCGCGGCGGTGCATCATGACGGTGAGATTAACTCCCAAGAGGATGCTTCACGGGCTGCTGCGCGCGAACCTCTAAAAAATACCTATTACGACTGGCGTGGCGTTGAAACGGTCAACGGCATTCCTGTTGATGGTGGAGGTGGCGGATGACGACGGCCATCACCGACACTCGGCGCATCACGGAAGCCGACCCCGATTTCCTCCGCATTCGCAATCGCGTGCGGCGGCAGTTGGCGTCTTCCGTGAATCGCTATGCGCGGGATCTGCGCAGTGGTAAGGATGATGCCCGACAGCGGTTCGTTCACCGCCATGTCGATATCCTCTACGCGGGCTACGTCGCGGCGCACAAAGCGGGTCAGCAGGATTACTGGGGCAGCGTATCGCTGCAAAAGCATCCCTCGTCTGACCCGCCACATGGCCTGGTGATGCAGCGGATGGCCTTCTATGCCCCTAGCGTGACCAGGATGGCGCTGGAAGGCGAATCAGCGTATCACGCGAGCCAGGCGCGGACGTTTGCCGACTCGACGCCGGATGGGGGCGCTAGCGCACTCGACGAGTGGCAGGGCGATCTGGGCGTGCGGCTGCAATTGCAGGCGGATCTCGCCTGGTCAGGGATGCAAGACGGCTACCTCGATGGTGGCGCCGGCGATGAGGCGAATCCGTATGCCCAGGTGTGGTGGAATCTTGAGCCGTTGGCGGAACATTGCACCGATTGCCCGGATCTGGCCGCTGGCAGCCCGTATGATCCGCCAGGATCGGGCGGCAATGAGTTGAATCAGACGCCAGGCGACGGCAATACGATCTGTGGAGCGAACTGTAAGTGCGATCTGACGTATCAGCCCGGTCGCGGCGATGGCGCGCAAATTGGCGCGGTTCTGCCCAAAAATATGCCGAGTCTCGACCAGGTCGGTGGCACCTTCGCCGTCCCCAACCCCGTCGCGGCGGACCTGACCGATAACCAGAAGGCGGGCCTCGACGCACTGCGCGCCGCAATGCGCCAATGGGAGAAGGTGCGCGGCGATCGGCCATCCTTGCCGAGTGCCTTCGACCCTGAGGCGGCGCTGGATTTGGGTGACTGGGAGGATCTGACGCCGGAACAGCACGATGCGCTGGACGCCTATCTGAACGGGCTCATCAGCTGGTCAGTGGCCACCAATATCGCGAACCTATCTGAGTCGTTCGTCTTCTTCAACCCGAATCATCTGCCGTCTGGTCCGGGTGGTGGTGAATTCGCACCCAAAGGTGAAGGTGGTGGTGGCGAAGGTGTTACCCATGTTTCGCATCATGTGGGTGGGAGCGGCGGAGGTGGCGCGGGTGCAGGCGGTTCCTATAAGGCCGGGATGTATTTATGGGATCATGGCGTGACCTATGAGCCGACACGCCAGGGAGATCCACAATTACATCTTCAGCATGAAATGAATGGTTCATACACGGTGCAGGCAGGAAACGCGCCCCCCGCTAGATTCGGCACGCTCGCGGAGGCCAATCAGCATTTGATGGCAAGGGGTGTGCCACAAAGCGAATTGCAAGCACCACCACCCGCCCGTTTGAATGATGCACGCAGCCCCGAACCTGGCAAAGTCGTGATGACAACGCGCGGGCATGATATCGAGATCACCGCTCACGAAAACGCTGATCGCACCATGCGCTATGATGTGCATTTGCATCCTACGACCACGCCTCGTTATACCGCGCTCGACGAGAAGGCGACCGAAGAGCACCATGACATGACTCAGAAGGAATTAAATACCTGGCTGAGTGGGCATGATCTGGCTCACGGACGGGTCTTTGCCGCTCTCGCCGCTGAGGATGCCCACGCGCTGGCACACGCCGATCCGGAGCGCATCAATGCGGTGAACGCTAGGCGTGCGGAGCTCGACACGCGCTATGGGGCATATTCTGATGGGGCATTAGCGTCTCATATGCAGGACGTTTTCCAGCGATACCCCGGCCTGGAAGAAGCTGCGGCATTGCACTACCAGGGTGGCGTTGGGACCCATTTCGATGAGCAATCGGTGGCGACGGCAATGGCAGCCCATGTGCAATCGAACGCAGATAGTGTGAAAGCAGGGCTTAAAGAATTACAAGACCTCTCAGAGTGGTCAATGCTGCACAGCAATGAGGTCGCGCCTGATGGCACCATTCGGCTGTTTCATGGAACCAACGGCAATACATCAGGCGGGGAATGGGTCGGAAGGTTTCGGAACAATACACAACGGGCCGGTATACCCTTCACGACATCCTGGCATGTGGCACGTGGGTTTGCGTCATCAGGTGCTGGTGGCCATATGGTTTTGACTGCCAGGGTGCCCATAGAGATGGTGAGCATGCACTATCGGATGCACGGCAGCGGCTTCCATTATCAGTCTGAGGAAGAGTACACCGTCGGGCATGGCACGACCAAAATGCGCGTTATCACCGTAGGGAGCGAGAGTCCCAATGGCGCGCTTGCAGAGTGGGGGCATGGTAAAATGAGGTTAGGAGACGAGCAGGAGGTCACGATTGATGTTGCCTAATCCACTAGCCAGAGAAACCTCAGAATATCCGTTTGCGGTGCAGCATGATGGCCTCGCGGGGATGAAACTCTTTGATGCCTGTATGCGCGAACTCACCAGTGGCCCCAAAGCTCTGACGGAAGATGAAGCGGCGACGCTGATCAATCTTTCCTGGCCACAGCTGCACGAAGTTTTGGTGGAAGGAGGCCAATTGTGAGCCAGCCCAGCCCTAATACCACCGTGCGCGGGACGCACATTCCCAACGCTGGTGGCACGGTGAAGAAGCCGCCCAAGAAACCGAAGAAGAGCAAGTAATCACCATAGGCAGGGAGGCCGGGTATGTCGCATATTTTCGAGCGCATCTGGGATTTACGCACCATCCGTCTGGACGAGGGCGCCGACGGCATGAAGCGTTCGTGGATCATGCTCATGCCCGAGGGCCAATACACCCACCCCAGTTACGGCAAGCTCAACTTCACCAAGGCGCGCCTGCTGTCGTTCAAGCAGCACTTTGATGATGGTGTGCGGGGCATCGAGATCGCTCTCGACGAGAATCACAACCAGGATAAGGCGACGGGCTGGGTCGAAGCGATGCAGTGGCGGCCGGCACAAGGCGATCTGCCGGCCGGCCTGTGGGGCCAGGTGCGCTGGACGGAGCTTGGCGAGCACGACATCAGCGCCCAGATTTACCGCTACTTCAGCCCGGAATTTGGTCCCCATCGCGACGAGAAGACGGGTGAAGTCACCAACGACGTGCTTATTGGTGGCGGCCTCACCAATCGCCCGTTTCTGAAAGATATGCCGGCGGTGCATCTCGCTGAGGGTGTTTCTCACACGCCCTGGGCTAGCATCAACAAGGCGTGCCTGCCTAGAAGCTGCTTTCTAGACCCTGGCGACGCTGCCGACAAGTCCACCTGGCGCCTGCCCATCTATGAGGGCGCTGGTCCCAAGGATGCCGATGGGCATTACACGCAGCGCGGGGCGCTCAACGTCAACGGCGTCAAAGCCGCCTGGGCGGCGGTGAATGGCGCGCACACTGGCCAGAAGATGGATGTCTCATCTTCCATTCGTTCCAAGCTGCAATCATTGATGCAGCAGTATTTTGGCGCAACGGCCAATGAGGGGGAAGCAAGGATGATCAAGAAGAAAGCGCGTGGCCTCGAATTCGACGAGGAGACGCAACAATTCGCCAAAAAGGCGAAGGATGTCGCCGACGGCGAAGAGTACGCCGATGACGAAGAAATGGACGAGGGCGACGACAGCGAAGACGAGACTGATGACGGCGCCGACGATGACGAAGAGGACGTGCCGCCCACCAAAGGCAAAGTCGGCAAGGGCAAGTTCGCCCCCCGCGATTTCTCAAAAGGCGGCAAAGGCCAGAAGATGACTGAGCCCAAGAGCTTGCGCGACGAGGTCGTGCGCCTGCGCGAGGTCGCCCTGGAACAAGGTCGCCGTCTGTATGAGATGGAAGTGGGCGAGATTCTCGCCGCCTGGGAAAGCGGCCAGGTCTTCACCTTCGACGAGGCGGGCAGTCGCGTCAAAGATCCCGATCGCGGCGAAATCAAAAAGCGCCAGGGACGCATCGCCATCACGCCCAAGGGCGCACGCGCCGTGCGAGCCTTCATGCTTGCGGAAGGCTTCACGTTGGCTGAGTCGACGCGGGGCGCCGTGCTCGACCTGGTGCAGACGTTGCTCTCGGAGCAGCTGGTGGATCTGTCGGCGCGTGGCAGCAGCTTCGACATGGAGGCGCGCAAGACGACGCGGGGCGGCACCAAGCGCGACGCCGATGCTTCAGAAAATGAAGTGAGCCTTGCCGAAACGGCGGCATCCCTCGCGGCGGCCGACAAGAAGGATCTAAAATCCTTGAGCCTGTCGGAGCGCGAGGCGTATTTCCTGCGGGCGGCGCAAGAAGTCAGCTATTAGCCATCCTGGTTGGCCAGGATGTGAGGGGATGAGAGGGGAAAGCTAGGATGGCTTTCGAGACCAACGTTTTTGATTTCCCGATGGAGGCCTCGGCGAATGTCAGCGCCGTGACCTACACCGGGAACCCACCGGTCTATAGCTCCGGTGGCATTCCGCAGTTCAGCGCCGTCATGGTCGATACCACCACCGGCAACGTCAACGACGTGATTCTGGCGACGACAGGCAAATTGATCCTGGGCATCGCGCAGGATGGCCCGGCGACGGGACCTGGTCAGTCGATCCGGCTGCGGCAGCTGGGCATCAGCAAGGCGATCGCGAGTGGCGCGGTGAGCTATGGCGACATGGTCTATGTCGCGAACTCGTCCGGCCAGCTGGGCACGGCACCCGCCGCTGGTGCGACGGATAGCTTTTGTGTGGGCATCGCGCTGACCGCGGCCACGGCGGTCGGCGATACCTTCAGCGTGCTTTTGGTGCCAGGCCTGGCGACGAACGTCAACGCCTAACGGTTTGGAGATGGGACGCGGGGCCGAGGGATTGGCCCCGCTTGTGGATGCGGTGGGGGGAACACCAACATGGCAGGGACGGCCACGCCGAACTATACCGTTCGTGGCGTACACATTAACCAGGCGCTGAGTCTGCTCAGCGTCGGCTACCACCCGATGGGGATGGTGGCGGAGCAGCTTTTTCCGGTGACCAAAGTCGCCCATGAGTCGGATGACTACTACTTCTGGGACAAGGGTCAGCGCTTCCGGCTCGATCGCACCGATGGCTATGGGTCGCTGCGTGCTGATGGTACGCGGGCACGCCAGGTGAACTTTGGCGCGGTGCCGAAAACCTACACGGCCGAGGAATTCGCGTTAGAAACCTTCATCACGGATCGCGTGCGCGCCAACGCGGATAGCGCGCTGCAACTGGAAATCACCAAGACGCGCAGCGTACAGGACTTGGTGCTCTTAGACCAGGAACTGCGCGTGGCGAGCATCATCACCAATACCAGCAACAACAGCAACTCGACCACGTTGTCTGGCACGAGCCAGTGGAACAACGCGAGCTTCGTCTCGCAACCCACCAACACCTTTTCGGCGATCAAGGCCAACCTCGACACGGGGATGGAGGCGATTCGTCTGGCGACGGGTGGGCTCGACCCCAACGTGATCATGATTCCCAAAAGCGTGGCGCGGGTCATGGCGCGCGATATCGCCTTCGTCGACTACGTGAAATACACGCATGCCGACCTGCTCGTCGGTGGCTACTTGCCGCCAACGCTGTTTGGCATGAAAGTGGTCATGCCCGGCGCGGCGTACACGAGCACCAATGAGGGCGAGGCGGTGACGGCGCTCACCGACATCTGGGGCAAGAACGTCTGGATGGGGTATGTGAACCCGAACCCGGGCTTGGACTCGCTCACCTATGGCCTCATCTTGCGCCAACGCGAGTGGCAGGTCAAGCAGTGGCGCGACGAGGCCGTCGACACGACCTATTATCGCCCCAGCTTCGTGCAGGCTGAGCAGCTCATCGCGCCGGACTGCGGCTATCTGATCAAAAACGCCATCGCCTAATGAAACGCCGGGTGGCAACATCCGGCGGGAGGAACATCCTGATGAATCCGAATGAAGCGGCGGTGCAGACGTGGATCGTCGTGTCGCCGATTGAGCACGATCTGCTGCGCTATGAACCTGGGACCGTGTTCCCGTTTAGCGACCCCGCGATCATCGCGCCGCTACGCGCCGCCAAGGCGCTGAAACTGCGCGAGGAGATCGAGGCGGCGGAGCAACTCGCGGCGGACCGCGCGCGCCTGGAAGGCGAAAACGCGGAGCTGCGGCAGCAACTCGCGGAGGCGATCGCGAAAGCCAACAGCGCGGGAAAGAAAAGCCCCAAAAGCGCGAGCGGCGACGACACGCCACAGCCCCCGGCGCTCTAGCGAGGTGATATCATGGCGCTGCCACCCACCATCACTGATGCCTCCGTCACGCTCACCTTTGGCGCGGCGGGGGTCTATTACGGCTACTGCACGATTGCTGATGTCGACTATGAGTTCCCAAACAAGGCGAGTTTCGCCACGCTCACGAACTCCGTCGTCGCGCAGGCCATCACGTACGCTGGCCAGGAGTTGCAGCAGCTCATCGAGCACTTCTATCAGATGCCCTACGTGGGGTCTGATGGCGGGATCTTGCTGACGCTGCGCCAGATGAATGCGTGGTTGGCCACGGCGAATCTCATCGATCGCTATTTTCAAGGCAACGAGCCGGACCTCTCGCCGGCGGGCAAGGAACGGCGCAGCTGGGCCGAACTCAAGGTCGAGGATCTGGTGAATGGCAGTGAGCAATGGGGACCGCCCTTTGGCGATGCGGTGCCGATGGTGATGAAACCCGTCTACGATTTGTCGACAGGCGCCACTATCTCGCCCAATCCGGGCGACCTCAATCCCAATAACGCCAGCCCGATTTTTAGCATTGGGCTTACGCGCTTTCGTAGCGACATGATGTGAGGTGTGCCGATGACACGTAGGCCAACGAAAAAGGCGGCGAAGAAGGCGACCGTGCATGGGCGCACCCGTGGCTCACCACTCGCGCCAACGGCGAAGATCGACGCCTGGAAGCATAAGGGCCAAGCGAAGGGTCAGGGCATGGGCGGGCGCGTCACGGCGCGCGGTGGGAAGTACTGATATGGCATCTGGTGGCTTCATCTACATCACCGTCAGCGGCGCGGATACCGTGCGACGACGGCTCGTCACCTGGGGGCAACAGGTGACGGACCTCACCCCGGCGTGGCAGCAGATTGCTGACGATCTGCTCGGTGACTGGATGTGGAACATCACCGGCGAGGGTGGGATGTATGGCGCGTGGGCGCCGCTGCGGCCCGCTACGGTGGCCGATCGCATCCGCCAGGGCTATGGCGGCGATCACCCGATCATGTGGCGGACCGGCTTGCTGCTGCGATCCTTGAGCGCGCAAGGGCAGCCGGGCAACATCGTCATGACCACGCCGAATAGCCTGACCGTGGGCTCGACGGTGCCGTATGCCGGGTATCAGCAGAGTGGCACGAGTCGCATGGTGGCCAGGCCGTTGATTGGCATTAACCGCAAAGAGCAGGCGAACATTATCAATCGGCTGAATGTCTTCATTCAGGACCAGGTGCGGCAAGCCGGATTGGACGGATGATATGGGATTGCTGGGGGGACCAGAGGCGGCGGCAGAGGCCGTCGCGGCGACGCTGGTAGCCCATGTCAACGACGCGGTGGCGACCATCAACGCGGCGTACACGGATATGACGTTGCCCACCTTCGCGGCGGCCAATATCTATGCGCTGCATCGCAGCCTCATCCCCGAATATCCGGCGATCGTGGTGGGCAGCGTTGATGGTAAGGAGCTGGCGAATGGCGCGCCGAACTGGGCCGAGGATGATCATCGGCTGGACGTGGCGATTTTGTGCCAGAGCGACGACGAGCTGGTGCTGGACAAACAGACGCTGCGCTACCTGTGGGCCGTGTGGCGCACGCTCAAAGTCCAACAGGCATTGGATAACAGCCTTTCGGGCCTGGCGGGGGTGGATACGCCCTCGTATGGCCGCTCGGAGGCCTACCAGGTCAAGCAAGGCTCGCCGCTCATGATGCGCGTGGCGGGCATCGAAGTCATTGTTCATATTGTAGAAACCGTGTTTTGAGGTGGGGGTGCAAGGATGGCGGGTGGCGGCATCGCGGCGACGCGCGAAAATCTCTATTACCTGGGGTGGGGCAAGGAATCGACGTGGAACACGCCTATTGCGCCCACGAACTATTGGCGCTGGCTCGATGGTACGGATGCCAATCCGGAGCGCAAGGTCAACAAAGAGCGCGAAGGCGACACGGGGCCGTTCATCAACCTGGTGTATGTGAGCGAACAGCACTGGGTGGTGAAGGTCGTGGAATATGTGCGCCCCATCACCGTTGGTTGCGTGTTGCAGGCCTTACTGGGCACCGGCAGTGATGCGTATACCGCGCCGACGAAATCGACGACGCTGGCCGCCTCGATCGTCGCTGGCGCAACGTCGTTTCAGTCGACGGCGGATCTGGGCAACACGGGCACACTCGCGCTCAATTTCACCCCAGGCTATGCGAGCGCCGCGTATGAGGTGCAGACGGCCAACCTTACCACACGCAGCGGTGCTGGACCCTATACGTATAGCCTTGCTGGCAGTGGCAAGTTTACCAACGCGCACGCGAATGGCGATGCACTGACCTCGGCCGCGACGCACGTCTTCACGCGCCAGCAGACGACATACGATCCCTACAGCATCGAGGCGGCGTTCTCGCAATCGGGTTTTGGCAAAGCGTTCAGGATTCAAGACTGTGTCTGTGTCGCGCTCAAAATCACGATGGAGACGGGCAAGCTGGTCAGGCTGGAACATGACTGGTATGGGTCGCTGGCGACGATCCAGGCCGCGTTGCAGACGCCCAGCTTCGAGGGATCGTCCGTCATTGGTCAGCCAGGCTCGCCGTTGCATTACTTCATGGCCGGCAGTTCCTGGTCCGTTGATGGCAGCACCTCCGGCGCGGCGGCCGTCATCAAGAAGCTGGAAATCAGCCTCAAGAATTCGACGACGGCGGAGGACTTCCAGACGGAAGGTTTGAGCCCGACCTACTTCATTCCCGGCAATTTCGACATTGACGCCACGATGGACGTGATTTTCACGACCTATCAGCAGTACCTCGAAACCTATTTCGGCAGCCCCACGGCGACGACGGGCGCGACGGATAACTACATCCAGGGCTATGGCCAGGCGTCGGTGACGTTCACTGGCGACGCCGTGAATAGCCTGGCGCTCAGTCTGCCCAACGTCGCCTACACGGCGGCGAAGCTCAACCCGCCCAAACTCGATGGTAAGCCGCTGATGCAGGCCGTCGCGTTCTCGGCGCAAAAGACGGCGGCGAACCCGACGCCGTTCACCGCGACGCTCACCAACAGCCAGGCGAGTGTCTATTAGTTCGTGGAAGAGATCCAAGAAACACATCCAAGGAGTGCATCCATGCCTCAGATTATCAATTTCGACGCCGTCGCGGTCGACACGATCGAGATCGTCAAAGGCGGCACCCGCTACCTGTTACGCGACGACGTGTCGATGGAAATCATCGCGCCGGTGGTGGCGATCTTGTCGCGGTTGGAAACCTGGCAAGATTTCGCGGCCGACGGCGACCAGGTCGACACGGCGAGAATCAATGAGGCGGTCGCCGCCTTCGACGATATCAGCGCCATGGTCACGCACCGGGTGGGCGAGATCTTCCGACATAGCTTGCCGGAGGTGACGGACGAGGAAATTGGCAAGGTTTTCACCTTCGACGAGCGGTTGGAACTGGTGAAACTTTTTTTCGGCCAGGTTGGGAAGCGGTACAATCCGCAACCCAACAGTGCTTCGCCGCCGACGCCGCTGACGCAGAAGGCCCGCCATCGCCGGCGCCACTAGGGTATGATGGCGCGCTGGACGAGGACGAGGACGACGCGCCGACTGATTTTGATTTCTTCGACGTGCTCGATGCGCTGACGGCGCACACGCACGAGCACTATGGCGAGCTGGTGCGGATGCCATGGAAGGTGTTCTGCATCAAGTGGGTGCGACTCATTCACTGGTCGGCGAAGGAACGTGACCGACGGAACAAGGAAAAGCGCGAGCGGGAGTGGGCCAAGCTCAAAGCGGAACATGCGAACCGCTAGTGGTGGATGTGGATGTGAGGGGCAGGGATGTCGAGCTCCGGCAGCGGCGTGATGGTGACCATCGGCGGTGACGCGACTTCGCTCACCGCTGCGGTGAATCAGGGGCAAAACGCCCTCGCACAACTGAATCAAGCGGGGAACGCTGGCGGCCAGGGCATGAATTTGCTCAACGGCGCGCTGGGGCAGCTGGGTGGTGCCTTCAATTCCGTCATCGGCTTCATGGGCAATTTTATCAACAATGCCCTACAAATGGCGACGGGCATGGGGCTGTATAACTTTTTTGATAGCCTCACCTCCAAGGCCTACGAGTTCGGCCAGCAGATGTTCGACCTCAACAACACGATGGAACGCTACCAGACGAGTTGGGAATATCTGTTTGGCACTGGCAACAATGCGCAAAGCGCCACCATGGCGCAAAACCTCGCCAACTGGACCAAGGTCCAAAGCTACAATTACCCATTTACGCGGCAAGACATGCTGGGCGCCATCAACGCGGCCGGCATGGGGACGCAAGATCCCAACCTCATCAAAGAGTATTTGCCCGCCGTCGCCGATATCGCGGCGACCCGCACGAACATGATGGGCCAGCCCGTGACGCTGCAACAGGCCATGATGAGCCTGGTGCAGGCGAATATGGGCTATTCGCGCATGCTCAAATATGACCTCAAAATCAATCCCAATGAGCTGAAGAAATATGGCTGGAATGAAAAGGGCGGCGACTTTGCTAATCTGATGCAGGCGCTGCAAAAATATGATGCGGCGCATAACCTCACCGGTGCCGCGCAGCATATCGCGACCTCGACCTTCTATGGCGAAGAGTCGAGTTTCATGGACCGCATCCAGAACTTCCAGTTGGAGGCGGGGCAGGGGCTTTTCAAGGGCATCAAGGGCGATCTGAATTCATTCACGGCGTGGTGGGATGCGCACCAGACGCAGCTGAACCAATTCGCCGATTTCCTGGGGGGCAAGGTCGCCTCGGCGCTGCACACCGTCTCGAACGCCGCGAAGGATTTCGCTGTTTCTGGCTTCAATGCCTTCACGGGCAAGGGTGGCGTGGGCGGTGGCATCTTTGGCGAGCTGGGTGGCATCGCGGGGACGTACCTCAAGAATGGTCAGCAAAACGTTGGCGCGGCGCTCTCCGGCTTTACGTCGGGTGGCGGCCTGCAAGCCATCGCGAAGATTTTGGATAGCATCCGGCGGGTGCTCGCCGATCCGAACATCCAAAAGGGCGAACAGATCATCGCGCATCTCTTAGGTCTGGCGCTGGGTGCGGGTCTCTCGGCGGCGGCAACGGTGCTGGGCAAGGTCGCGGATGTCATCACCTTCATCGCGGGCAACAAGACGGCGCTCGATGGCGTGCTGACGGTGGCGATGATCTTCGCGGGCTTCATCGCGGGCGAAATGGTCGAGGCCTTCGTGGCCTGGGCGGTGGCGATGGGGACGGCGGCGGTGGCGGAAGCGGCGGTGATGTGGCCAGTCTACCTCGCGGTGGCCGCCATCGCGGCGCTGACGTTTGGCATTATCGAACTGGTGCAGCACTGGAAGGATGTGACGGAATGGCTGGGGCATGTGAAGGACGCGCTGGGCCACGCCAAGGACGCGGTGGTGCAGTTCGTGGTCCATATCGCTCAGGCCATCGCGCAAAACGGCATCTTCAAGTTCCTCATCGGCATGATGGCGGTGGAACTGGGATTCCTGTGGACGGTGCTGCGCGATATCGTTGAGATTTATCTCGCCTTTGAGGCGGCGATCCTGCGGCTGATCGTGAGCATCGGACGTTGGGTGGGCGGCGTGGTGCAGGCCATCACGCAAAGCACGCAGTTTAGAATTGCGGTCGACGCGCTGCGGCTGGCCTGGAAGAACATCCAAGACGAGTGGGATAAGGCCTGGACGAAATTGGGGCAAATCGCCAGCCAACTGGGGCACGTGAAGGACGTGGTGGCGAAATGGGCGGGTGATCTGCTGCAAAACGCGCTCACCTGGGGCGAGGATTTGATCAAAAATATCGCCGACGGCATCACCTCTGGGATCCACCATTTAGAGGATGCGCTGAATTCCGTCACGAACAAAATCAAGTCGTTTTTGGGCCATAGCGTGCCCAAAGAGGGGCCGCTCGTCGACGAGCTCACCTGGATGCCGCACATGATGCAGAATTTCGCGGGCGGCATCACGGCCAATATTCCGCTGCTGGCGCAGGCGACGAGTGGCGCCGCCAACGCCATCGCGCAAAACCTCGGCCCCAACTCTGCCGTTGTCGGTGGTGCCTATGGGGCTGGCAGCAACTACAGCACGGTCTATGGCGATGAGAGTGCCACCATCAACATCAACGCCGCGACGGAAGCACGGGTGGGGCGCGTCCTCGATGCGGCGCTGCGGTCAAACAATCGGATGAGCAATCTGCGCATGCGGCAGCCCGGCGGGTTCCGTCGTTTCGGCGCCATCGGCGTGTAAGGAGACCATGATGCCAACACCACCGGGCGGGGCCGTCTACACGACGTTCCAGCTGGGGACGTATAACAGCGTCACCGACACGTTCACCAGCGTGCTCGATCTGAACGACCGCACCAACTTCTGGATGGAGCAGGGCGGCCTGAAACTCGATCAGCCGGAAAAGGTGTATGTGCGCAATTTCAACTTCCGCACCCGGGGTGAGAAGTTGTCGAGCGTGCAGTATAAGAATCGCCATGTGCAGGTGTCGCTGCGCACGCAAGGGGCATCGACGGCGGCGCTGATGACGAATCTGCGCAACCTCTTGGCGATCGTCGAGAATCCGCCCTTCGTCATTCGCATCGCGCTGCCTGGGGCGACGCAGTATTCATATGCCGACGTGGTCGGCGTGACCCACAATATCCCGATCGACACCATGACGCTGCTGGCAAAGGCGCTGAAGGGCATTCAGATCGATTTCGAGTGCAATCCGGGGTTGCGCGGCGATCGGCTGAGCTTGCAAAATCTGGTCATCAATCCTGGCGCGTCGGCGCCATCGGGGACCGGCGTGCCCTATTTCTCGGACTCCTTCGCCAACTTCAATGCCTACGCGATTCAAGCGGGGGGCGCGTTGGCGCAGGATACGGCGACCTTCGTCGAGGCCGCGCTCACGAATGGACCGCCGACGCGCTATTACCGTTGCGATGAGACGAGCGGCACGGTGGCGCATGACGCGATGGCGAGTGGCAGCAACATCACCTGGACCGGGTCGCCAACGGTGGGGGCGACGGGCCTCTTGACGGGCGATACGGACAAGGCCGTAACGCTTAATGGCAGCAGTCAATATGGCACGGCCGCTATCTCCGGGATGCCTAATGGCTCGGCAGCATGGACGATTTGGGCGCTCATCAATCCCAGCGCGTTGCCAGCCTCAAACCAGATCATCGCCTATTTTGGCAACTGGGGCGGGTCGAGTGGCTATGCCCAGCTGGGCATCAATTCGTCGAAAACCGTGTTTGGTGGGGTCGGCAGTGGCGGCGCGAACCCGAACCCATCGACGGTGCTTTCCACCGGCAGCGTGTACTTCGTTGCCGTCAGCTACCAGGGCGGCGCAGGCGGCAACGTCACCACGTATGTGCAGAAGTCGGGTGGTTCGATGGTGTCGGCGGCCTCATCGACGACGGCGAACCTACCCAGTTCCGCCACGGCGAACATCGTCGGCATCGGCGCCGGGTCGGTGGGCAGTGGCCAAACGGCGGCGAACTATTTCGCGGGCACGGTGGATGAGGTGGGCTTCGCCGCCGTCGGCATGAATGCGACCCAGATTCAGGCGCTGGCGACGCAGGCCTTCACCTCCCCCGCGAGCGCGGCTGGGACGATGGTCGTTCCGGCTGGTGGGCGCGTCTCCTTTGGCAGTCCGGCCTGGTCGGGTGCGAATCCCTGGCAGGTACCATTCCGTTGGCTCACAGGTGGCACGCTGCAAGCGTACCTGCATTACACCGATGCCAATAACTATCTCTTGTGCCAGATGCAAAGTTCCACCCTAGTCATCTACAACGTGGTGGGGGGCGTTTCGACGACGGTGGCCAGCAATGGCAGCGTCGCGCTTGTCAACGGTATGCAATACATCTTGCAGGTGACGCAGTTCCCCACGAACCCGCCAACGAATAGCCATGACTCGACGTTTCCGGCATGGGTGCAGGCATCGTTGTATGCCAACAACAATGGCAGCCCGGGCAATCTCGTCACGACGATTGGGGCTGCCTTCACGAGCGACGTGTATACGTATCCCATTGGCACGAATTCGACCTTGAATGGCCGGCCGCAGATCGCGGCGAGTGGCACGGGGTTGGGGTTAGGTGGCGTCGCGACGGCGCATAGTTGGGCGGGCTGGGGACCTGGCGGATGGGCGTTTAGTAACACCGGCGCGGGGACCGGGTTGGCGGCGGGCGCGTGGGAGCAGCAACTGAGCAAATGCTACAGCGGCGGTCCGGTGCAGTCCGTTGGTGCGGGGCGCATCGATGCGGCCCCAGCCGGGACGTTGGCGGCCCAGTGGCTTTCGGGCACCGCCGGATCGGCGGCGGCCATCGCGGCGAGTGGCATTCCCGCGACGCAGGGCCAGGTGCTCGGCGTACAGGGGCAAGTCAATGGTTCTGGGTTGTCGGGTACGGCGGTGGTGGCGCTCAAAATCTTGGAATACAACAGTTCGGGAACACTGCTCACGACGGGGACGGTGGTCAGTTCGACGGGGGCATTTTCCATCTATACCCAGCTCGCGGGCACTTACACCATCGCCAATGCCTCGACGGCTTTCGCGCTGCTCGCGGTGACGTTCACCGACACCACCAGCAATTCTGCCAACGGGACCATCTGGTGGGATAACCTGTTGGTTTGGAACCAGACCACGACGGGGCAAACCAGCATGCCCTACTGCGAAATGGTGTTCCCACAATCGCCGGCGCAGATCATAGTCAGTGGGCTCTTGGGCGATATTCCGGCGCCGGCGGCGTTAGCCTTTGGGACGTTCTTCAGCAGTTTCGCCACCGGGTCGGTGCTGAACTTCTGGTTTGGACGGCGCGCGCTCGCCTCGGCCACCGCGCAACTTGTCGCGGCGGCGTTGACCGTGTCATCGGCGTATGCTGGCGTGGCGCCCATCATCGATACGACGGCATACGGGGGGATGAGCATCCAGCAAACCGGAACCGGGTTTAATGTGCGCCCCGTGGTGCCGCTGCACGATGTGGCCGACATGACGGGCGTCTACCATCTGCTCACGCGCTTCAAGACAGCGGAATCCGGGAGTAATCTGGCCAATGTCATCGCCCGCCTTGATGGGTTCGAGGCGCCGCTCGCCAATGGCGCGAATGCGCTCAACACCGCCGACAGTGTCTATTACACGGCCTATGCCCAGCTCGCGACGGCGGCAAACACCTGGACGGCGAGCGATGTGGGCCAGCTGCCGATTCCCCTTGCGCCCGCTGGGGCGCTGCGCGACCCGACGGCCGTCAACGCCTTTCAGGTGCTGGAACTCTATGACAACAACGGTGGCGGCGCGCAAATGAACGTCAACTGGGTGATGCTCTTGCCCGTTGATGGCGACGTGCTGCTGGGCGTGGTGAATAACCCCAGCAACGCCTACAGCCTCACCAATTCTTGGCTGTGGGTGTATAGCGATGGGTTGGTGGCGTATATGCCTGCGTGGCTGCGCAGCGTCGAAACCTCTATGCAGCCCAATGAGGGCCACGCCATGGGTGGCGTGGGCAGCACGTCCAGCGGCTACCTCAACATCTTGCCCACCGGTGATGGCAATCTCATGCTCGATCCCAGCCAGGTGGTGAATGGCACGGGCGTGAACCAGATAGCGGGCCTGCTCGCCGACGGCAATGGCGCTGTGCTGGGTATCGCCACGCAGCTGCAATACAGTCCGCTCTACTTATTCCCGAGGTGATATCATGGCGCTGCGCTCCAAAATTGCGCTCTATTGCTACTCGCCCATCGCGCCGCTGTCAGCGGTGGAATACGCCGAGGAACTCGAAAATCTGAATTTCTCGACCGTATCGCCCGGTGGGTTTGGGCAGTTGTCGGCGGATATCAAGTTCAACGATACTCGGCTGCCTCGGCCAGAGCTCGCGCTTTTTAGTCGCGTCGCGGTGATGGATGGCAAGAATTGTCTGTTTTTGGGCGAAATCACCGATCCTGATTTGCAGTATGACGACCAAACCGATCAAGTGACCATCACGGCACTGGGCATCGGCAACAGCTTGCGCGACGATCCGCTGACGCTTTCCTATACGGGCCAGACGGCGCAACAGATCGTCATCGACCAGTTGTCGCGGCGGTCGGTGTATTTGCCCATCGACCAGGACACCACGGGGATTTTTCCGGATAACCCCTCGGGCGTCTACAGCCCGGTCTATTCCAATGTTTATATGGAGGAAGTGGTCGCCGACGTGGCGACGCTCGCGGGCGACTATGCCTGGGGCGTGTGGGCGCATCCGCGCAACAAGGACGCCTTTAACTTCCCAACGGGGCAACTCTTGGTGCATCAACGCGACACCACGACCACGACCTATATGGCGCTGGACGCCGACATCATCAAGCCCGATATTCAGACGTCGGCCGAACGGGCCTACAACGTCATCGAAATCTGGTACAACGATCCCAGCCAAAATCCGCCCATCGGCAAGGTGACGTATACCGATCCGCGGCTCGGAACCGGTGGTGCGCAGGGGACGGCGCCCTTCCGCCGGCGCAAATATGTGCGGGATCTCTCTGGGATTTCGACCGTGACGAAAGCGCAGGCGCAGGCCATCGCCAACACGTATGGCGCGCTCTATCAAAATCCGACCAACGCCACCACGCTGCAACTACGCAGCATTCGCGACGCCAATGGCAACCCTATCCCTTTGAAAGGCGTCGTGGCTGACAGAAATCTTTTCGTGCCAACGCTGGCGCCGCGCGCGACGCAATTGCAGCAAAAAGTGGTTGGCGGCGTGAACTTCTTTTACATTGTTTCGGCAACGTATAAAGAGGATAACAGCGGCAATGTCGAGGTGGACCTCGAATGCGACAACTTCTTGGAGTCGCCCGACGTGCGCATCGCGCGGCTGCAACTGAAGGCCGATCAGTTGAGCCGACTGGGGAGCAAAACGACGGGCACGGTGCAGGCGGCGGGCGCGGCGGAGACCGGCTTTTGCGGCGTGAATAGCCAGGTGAGTGTGGCGGCGAGCACGGTGATCGCGACGGCGGTGAATTTTAAGACGGTGATGAGCAACGTCCCCAGTGCCATCACGTTTCACACGAGCGTCTCGAATAACAATACGGGGCCAACGGCGACAAGCATCACCGTGTATGGGTTCATCCTCACTATCACCGCGACGGCGACGGCGCTTACGGACTGGTTCGGGACGTATACGACGGTGGGCAACTAAAGGAAAGGAGCGCGCCATGAGGTAAGGCATGGTGATGCCGAGGATGTGGGGTGGCAGGATGATGGCAAGGGGAGAACGCATGGCGGCGCTGGAACGCATCGTCGAGGCGAACGCGACGCA